TCCTTCTGCAAAATTAATTTTTTCTAATATTGCATTGTTTTGTTCAACATATTCAGTCCATACAATAAATTCATATTCTGCCTTAATATGATCAGGCATAGTAACTGCAAATATTTGATTGGTAGGAGCAACTGTCTTATTTAATAAATTAAATTTATCGTATTTGTTCTTTTCATTGAACTTAGTCATTACTGGATAACTCAAATAACGATTAAATGTTTGATAACCTTCATCTTTTGCAAATGATGTTCTTTTAACCATTATCAAAGGAATTTGTAATTTACCTTGTTGATCTCTTAAACCACCTTGAGCTTTTGCTGCATACCATTTTTCAGGATTGCCATATATAATAGGCACTTTTATATTTTCACCTGCGTCAATTACAGTAGGATTAATAACATTTTGTATATAACTAATCAATGCAGTATCAACATCCAATAAACTAACGGTAAAGTTTTTCTTTGGATCTTCATCTCGTCTAGTATCCAATGCAATGTTTTTTACATTGGATACGATAGGATTGTTCTTTTCAACATTGTTATTTGTTGGTACTGGATTGTTTTTATTACCTTCCCACATAATTAATATTGACGGTTAACTAAATTAATCTTGCTCAACTTAGTATAATGACTGTTACAAATTATACTATGCGATTTATTTGACTGACCACCTAAAAATTGTTCTTGTACAACATTATCAATTTCATGATAACGATCATTGAATAATATCAAATCGCCAACTTCAGGATAAAAACTCGCATCTTTTAAAGACAGTTCTCTGAATTTAAATACAACAGTTTGATCTCTGTCAGGTCCAAATCCTTCATCATCGGTACTAATATCACCACGATCAATTAAAGTACTTAATTCTACACCAGGATAAAAACTTTTACCTTCAGCTGCAACTGTTTCACCATAAATGTTTGTGTTGGTTTCATTTGGTGCGATTTTAAACAAAACAACAAGCGTTTCAATAATATCACGCAATAATTCTGCATTAAATTGGTTTACCAAATTAATGTCTCGTTGACTAAAATATCTTCCAAATAATGCCATATTACTTTATATTTTAAACTAAATATTGTGAATTTGACACGAATTTATCATACCATAAAAATATAAAACCAAATACTAAAACACCAATATAAATTAATAATGGAACTGTCTTCATAATTGATGTCATCTTTTCCGTTTCATCTGCCTTAGCTTCCATTTGAGCTTTACGACTGGTTGCTTCAAGATTTTCTCTCAATTGAGTTATTAAAGTTTCTTTTTCGGCAGAAGCTTCACTTCTTAATTCCGATCCATCTAGTGTTACTTCTCCACCAGGAATTGGAATTGTACTATATTTTTGTCGAATCAAACCAAGATTTTCTTTACACAATGCCAAGAAATATTTCTTAACCCATTGTTTTCCAACTGCATTTAATTTATAATAAACTACATTTTGATATGGAACATTACTATAATCACTGACTACATCATAATTACTTCCACTACTAAATGTATTTGCACCATTTAATTTATCTTTTTCAACAACATATTCAACATAAATTGTATGATCGTGAGTAGGAATAGGAAATATCTTTAATTTATTATTGACAATTTCAAAGCTATATGCACTCTTACGAACCATATCATTAAATTCAATTGCTTGACCTCTTAATAAATCTTCAAATATTGGTGTCATCAAAAATTGTGTAGCAGGACTATATCCAGCAAAACCCATTTCATTCAATACATTGCTGTAACTCATACCAGTCATACTAAATGGATCATATATACGAGCAAATGCTGGTGGAGGACCATGAAATACTCTTCTAATTTCAACTCTACTACCTGTTTCAAGAGTTGTACCAATTATTGTTTGTAAATCATATGTTTGTACACTGGATGTTAATTGAACTGCATCCTTTTTTATATCAACATAACCACCTACACCAACTTCACTTCCATATCCTTTAGCTAATTGTATTATATATGGTAATCCTGTTCCGGTAACATTTTTTCCTGTAATATTAGGATTATTTGCAGTGCTTAATCCTTGTAAATTCAATAAATTATTTCTGATATTAAATTGATTTACTTGAGCACCATATTCATTAACAGCTTCTTCAAATGCTGCATAAAAATTTACATCAATTAGTTCAATGTCAATGATTGGATATCCCATTCTTTTTGCAGCCCACTCTGCGCTCTTTTCACAGTCATATTCAAAAAATCCAACACTTGCTGTTAAACTAACAGGAGTAGGTTCTGTCAAATAAAATCCAAATGGTATGCTTCCAGTAGTTACAGCACTACCGCTACCTGGCCATCTTACTCTATCTTGATCTAAATTAGCACTCATTGTTTATAAATATATTATAATTTAGTTATTCTAACTTTTAAATCACCATTTCCTTTAATAATTCTATGCCAAACTTCTTTTGGTATAAAAAGTTTACCAGACATAGTTTTTGGTAATTCATTATCCATTTGTAATTGCCAATCTGTTGCACCAATTATTTCTACAATTCTATCTTCTCTGTCTCTGTGCCATTCCAAATCATCTATATCTACATTTTCTTCAAATTCTCTTAGATATAAATTATCTTGTAAATGTGTTTCTTTAAATGGAAATTCCATATCACCAATATTTGCCCTTACTCTTGGTACCTAAAGATTTAATTCTATGACTTCTGCAACTCCAATATCCGGCTGTAGTTCTATCTTTCTTTTGACTACATCTATGTCTAGCTCTAAAACTTTTTCTACGAGCTTTACTACTAGCTCTAATTCGCATTTTAGGATCACCAAATGTAACTTTCTTGATGTTACCATTCTTACCTCTTACATATACAGCAAATTTCTTTGGTCCTCCTGGAGTTCTAAATGGTCTACTAAGATGTACAGTTCTACCTCTGTGTTTTACCTCATTTAGATATTCATCTTCTTCCAATTCAATTGGCGCATCTAAATAAACTTCTATACCTTCATATATTGCTTTAATTCCTAAATCACTTTCTATAATATCTACATCATCATCATTTAATTCAATTGCGTCATCATTGTATAAACCACGAACTTCATTTACTATTTTAAAATATCCTTCACTATAAATTCTAAATATATTTTCTTCTAATGTAAGTTTTCTATCCAAATGATATTTTAATTGTTCGCTTATTTGAACATCTTTAACCAACTTCATTGGTTCATTTTTTTCTAAAATTTCATCTACTATATCAGTTAAATTTATCATATAATATAAATAGAATTACAAAATAAAAAACCCCGGCATTTCTGCCGGGGTCATTGTTTAATCTATCTTAGTATTGATTAGATTTGGTCTAGGTCAGATACATAGATCTTACCGTAAAATTCGGGACGTACTACTTTCTTAGCATAACGAGTCAATACGCCACGACGTGGTGTGAAGTTGACTGGATCGTATACCAATGGAGTTTGTACTAGTGGGATGTATGGGGAATATACAGCACCGGTTTCTAGGAAGTTATTTCCACGGAATCCCATCAAGATGGTGTTTTCTTGCATGTATGGGTTCTTGTAGACTTGGAAGCGACTTGCGAAGCTACCAACACGGCTTACACCCATTGCGAACTTAGCAGAATCACCGTCTGTGTTAACAACATATCCTGGGATTGATTCCAAGATGGTTGCTACATCTGGACCTACTACTAGGAAGTTTGCACCACCACGTAGAGTCAATTGATGAATCTTGTTGCTTACCTTTTGAATCTTGTTACCAAGAGTTTGGTACCAAGTGCTCTTTACGTAAGCAGTACGATTGGTTGAATCGTTGTTTACGGTGAATGTTGGTAGTCCGTTAGCATCATTTGCACCCTTAATGATGTCTTTACCGATTACTGCAGACCATGCTTCGGTTGTCAATGCAGGAGCTGCATTAATCAACATGTCCATAATTTCAAGATCAATTTCCATTGATACATATTCACTCAAGAGAGCAGTCAATTCTGCTTCTGCATCAATGCTATGATAAGCATTCAAGTCTTGAGCCAATTCTGGGGTCCAGACTGCCTTTAACTTACGGGTCTTAGCAACGATAGGTTCGCTCTTAAGTTCCAAGTTAACTTCTGGAATGTTGATATCGGTACCTTGGTTGATACCAACATTGCCTGTGCCACCCTTGAATGGATTGGCGTCTTCGAAGTCACCACGGGTACTGTCAGTAGGTTGTACTGTATATGTCAATGTAGCAGTACCTGGAGTTGGTGCTTGTGAACCAGTTACAATGAATTGAATTCTGTAATATGGAGATGCCAATGAACCAGTGTTATATACCTTGGTTAATTCATTGATTTGTAGGGTTGGATCAATTGATGAACCGCTCAAAGCAAAGCTTCTTACTGCATTCAAATCAATTCTGTTGCCGGTATTGTCGCCGACGTTTACAGTTAGTTTTCTGTATGAACCTGTAGCAACATATAATGAATTCAAGTCAACATCACTGAAGCTTACTGAACCTGTAGTAAATGACAATACTGAAGAAGTGAAGTTTTCAGTATATGCATAACGACCTACACCGTATAGACCGTTTGTTGCAGTATCGGTAGAACCAAGTTTTATTCCTGTACCACCGAATAATGATTGATTGGTGGCGTAACCGTTTTGGCCTGGAAGACCACCACGGGTAGTACCATACTTGAAGTCTAGATAGAAGATTAGACCGGATGGTAGGTTCATTGGTTGAACTGAAACGAATTCCTTAGCGGAAATTTCAGCGAATACACGGCGAACCAATGGAAGAGCTACGCCAGCCCATTGTTCACTGTTTTGGGAAGTACCTGTTGAGGTAGCTTCGTTTAACAATTGTTGTGCTTGGTTTTCAAGCAAGATGGACATGTGTGCCTTATCGACACCTTCTAGTCCTTCAAGAAGACCAGTCTTGTCCCATTTGCTTTGCAATCCACGGGTTTCAGTCATCAACTTAGCCTGTGGATTCATATTGTTTGTCAATAATGATTTAATATCACTCATAATTTGAATTTATTTTATAGTTAGTTTTTACTCACCTTAATTTAACTTTTTACTTCTTAATTCCGGCGAGCTTTTGGAATCTTGAAGCCATCACGTTGCTGTTTTCTACAATCAATTCCTTTGCAGGAGCTGTTGATGCAACTGGTTTACTTGCCAAACCTTCGGTGATTGTTTTTGCAGTTGTATTAGTCTTTTTGACAACTGATCCACCTAAACTATATGATTCGGACAAAATAGTATAACTCAACTTGACTTCACGGATGGACTTAGCCAAGTCGAATGTTTCCACAACCTTAAGTTTTTGCTTTTGGTCGAGGTTAAATTGATTAAATAGTTTATTTGTATATAGCAACTTTGCATTCAACAAATTAACTTCGTTAAGTTGATCACGGAGATATTGAACAGTAGACATAGCTTCGTTCAATTCAGCTTGAAGAGATTCGTCAACCTTTTCATCTTCAATCTTTTCATCTACCTTTTCTTCTTTTTCGTCGTCTTCTTCCTTTTCTTCATTGACGATAGATTCTTCCATTTCTTCTTCTTCGGTTTCTTCTTCGTTCAATGAATCAAGAAGTTCTTGTAGATCAACTACTTCTTCTCCTTCAGCTTCTTCGGCTACTGGAGCAGGTGCTGGTGCAACTGGAGC